GTGCTATATCTAATATATTTAAACCAGCTACATTTCTTGGAAATGTAGGATCTATATTTAGTAAACCTGGATTAGAAAATATAATGGCTAAAGCAAGACTAGGTAAGTTTGTTACTTCTGGAGGAAGTGATTTACCTATTTTTGAAAAAAATATTTTAGGTAAAGCTTTAACAAGTCCCATGGGATTAATTACAGCAACATCATTAGCAGCAGGATTCTTAACACCAGAACAAGAGGAAGAGGCACAAAGAATAGCAGATGAAACTGGTATAGACATTGCAGAAATAAGAGCTAATCCTGCTAAGTATTTAGCACCAAGATTTGCAGCTGAAGGTGGTATTATGAGACAACAATATCAAGAAGGATCAAAAGAACCAGTCGCTAAAAAGACGATGCCTTTATTAGATATGGGTGGTATGGAAAAAGATTATAGAGAAGAAGGTGGGTTCGTGCCTATTGGACGTATGGAGAAGGCAGACGATGTACCTGCAAGATTATCTAAAAATGAGTTCGTATTTACAGCTGATGCTGTAAGGAACGCTGGTGAGGGAGATATAGACAAAGGCGCAGAAGTCATGTATAATATGATGAAAAACCTCGAAGCCGGAGGTGAAGTATCTGAAGAATCGCAAGGCTTAGAAGGCGCAAGAAAAATGTTCCAAACATCAAGAAGACTAGAGGAAGTATTATAATGGCTGTTCAAACCGTACAAAATTTACCTGCACAATTTGTTCAAGACTTAGGTCAAGATTTAGCAAAACAAGTTGTTGCACAATCTGGTGTACCCGTTGTTACAACAGGTATAGCTGGCATATCACAACAACCTGGTGAAACAGCAGAAGCATTTAAAGCAAGACAAGATGCAGCTCAAGCATTTACAACAAGACAACAAAGTTTAGCAGGACTTGCACCAACCGTTGCAGATCAAGATAGATTACAACAACAAGCACAACAGGTTGCAGAGGCTGGTATAGGTTCTTTTCAACCATTTTTACAACAAGCACAAGCAGCAGGAACAGCTGCAGGAACAGCATTAGGCGGAGTAGGAACTGGTGCAACAGCATTTCAACAAGAAGTTGGACAATTCATGTCCCCTTATCAATCACGAGTTATTGACGCTACATTAGCGGAGTTTGATCGTAATAAAGCTATACAAGAACAGCAAATAAGAGATCAACAAACAGCTTTGGGTGCGCTCGGCAGTGGTCGAGCGGGAGTGCAACTCGCTGAGTTTGGCACAGGGGCAGCAAGAGAACGTGCATTATTAGAAGCAGGACTCTTGCAACAAGGTTTTCAACAAGCGCAAGCCGCAAGGCAACAAGATATTGCAAATTTAGGTGCACTAGCATCACAACAATTAGGTTTAGGACAGTTTCAAGCAGGGCTGGGTCAGACACAACAACAAGCAACAGGTACAGATATTTCACGTTTAGGTCAGTTGGGCGCACTGAACCAGGCGCAAGCACAAGCTAGACTTGATGCACAAAGAGAAGCAGTAAGACAAGCAACATTCTTTCCTCAAGAACAGTTAGACAGATACGCTGCACAAGTAACAGGGATCATGGGTGGTTATCCTGGTCAAACACAAACAACAAACATACCTAACCCTACACCATTACAAACTGCGTTAGGAGTTGGTACAACACTTGCTGGTATTTATGGAGGATTAAAAGGAGGGAATGCAGAGTTTTTAAATATGGCTTCAAGAGGAGCGAGTTCAGTTTAATATGAACAGAATATTAAGAAGACCAATGTTTAGAATAGGTGGCTCTGCAGGAACAGGGATTACGTCTGGTTTAGATGAACCAAAGAAAATGGCTAGTGCTAGCACAGACATGGATAGAAAAATAAAAGAATTAACAGAAGCCTTTATGATTTATAAAAAACAAGGTGGAACACTTTCTTTCGAAGAATTTTCAAAAGCATTTGCTGAAGAAAATTTTAATAGCGGTGGCCGTGTAGGTTATAAAGATGGAACAGACGAATACGACAGAGCTCTTAAAACTACAGAAAGAGCAGTGAAGGACCTTGAAAAATTTAGAGGTGAAAAACAACCATTGATGCCCGGTAGTTTACCAAACTTTCTTACATCATTTGGTTTAAATTTATTAGCAACACCACCAGCTGGTAACATATTTCAAACAGCTGCTTTAGCTGCTAAAGATCCTTTTGAAACATTTCAAGCGGCTAAATTAACTGAAAGAGAAGATAAAATAAAAAGAGCAGAAGATATATTTTCTGGTGCGTTAGCGTCTGAGTATGACCTTACAGCAAAAAGATTAAAGTCAGATGATGATAGAAAAACACCAGAAGTAGAAGCAGAGTTAATAAGAACAGCACAAACAAATATTTTTGATGCAAGAGCAATACTAGAAAAACCAGATGCAACTGAGGAAGAAAAAAAAGCAGCTAAACAAAAAATTATAGTAAATCAAAACGTGTTATTGAAAGAGATAGGTGTGCCTGCAGAATATAGCGCTATCATTTCATCTGAAGAATTATTTAATAGTTATAAATCTTCTTATATAGAGAGAGAAAATCAAAAAAGACTTAATGAATATAAAGAAAAAAATCCTAACGCTGACGCGCAAGATATTTCAGCTAACGTTACATTAATAGATGAAGACTCACCAGAAGCAGCAGACTTTACAATAGCAGAATTACGTAAGAAATATTATTTCTCTGATGGTGGCAGAGTTGGATTAAAATTTGGAACAGAACCTAAAATGATGGAAGAAGTAGCAAAACAACCAAGAGGTGAGGTACAAGAATTATCTTACACAGAACTCAGAGCAAGACTACCACAAGAGATATCAAACGATATCGTACAGTTATTAGCTAACAGCAAACAAGCTTTAGTAGATTTTGCAAATATACAAACACCAGAAGACATAGCTAGCTTCAATCAACAATACGAAGTAAATTTGACATTACCACAGGGGGCATAGATGGAACCCTTTAAGGATAAAAAAACAATCTTAGACGTTGAAACTGTAAGAGATACCTTATCATCATCTATTATAAAACCACTAACAGTTCAAAAAAAACCAGTTAAGTTTACATGGGAAGGTGCAGCTAACTTAATCATGTCGATAAGTAACACTCCATTAAGAGATTACAACATGAGACGGTTAATGGATGAAAGATTACCAAGCATTACAGATTTAGCAAAAGGCAGAAAAAAACCAGTAGAAAAAGATTACATAGATTTTTTTGAAGACATGGAAAAATCTCTATTTGGTGCTGCACAAAATATAGCTTACTCAATTGGAGATCTTTTAACAACCGGTATTGATGCAGCAGCTGATACTAATCTTACAGAGGCTTTAGATAAAGTATACGAAGAAAATAAAATAGCTGATCCAGAAACTTTATTAGGTTCTGTAAACAAAGTTCTTATTGAATATGGTATGCCAGGTGGCGCTGTATTTAAAATACTGAACAGAGCTAAAAAATTATTTAAAAGTAAAAAAGCGCTTGATGCAAAAAAAGCAGCAGATTTAACAGGACAGGGATCTAAAATTGTAAATACCGCAAAAAGAGTTGGCTACATGTCGACAGCTTTTGCAGCTACAGATTTTATAACTTCAGGGGCAAGATCTAAAACACAAGACCCAATGTTAATGGACGCTGAAAACGAAGAAGGATTACAAGGTAGAGATTTAGCACTTGCAAGATTTAGAAACAAACTAAGGTTTGGTGCAGAAGGCGCATTGATAGGAGGCGGTTTTGCACTTATGGGTGGACCATTAGCAAAAATTGCAACCGTTGGTGCAAAGTATGGTTTGTTTAAACCTGCTGGATACGCATTACGAGGTATAGATTTATTAGCCGTAAGACCAGTAACATATCTTGCAGCAAATATACCAGGATCTGCAGCTGCGGGAAAAGCACTTAGAAATGCAAGTAGTTATGTTATAGATAAATCTTTAGCAACAGTTGTCACAGGTAATCCAACAAAACAATTACCGGCGTTTGAAAAGTGGAGATTGTTTTCTGTAGAAAGTAGTAATCCACTACAAAGAAGATTAAAAAAAATAGATAATTTTTTATCAGGATTTAGATCTGTGGGTAAATATACAGGACTTGGTTTTCAATTATCATCAGATGCTAAAAGATTTATAAAAGCAAGATCAAGAACAATAGAAAAATATTTAGAGTCTATTGAAAAAAAATCATACGACTTAGCAAAATCTTTTGAAGGGCAGTATAATACCTTAACAACATCACCCGCTAGCAAAGATTATTATTTAGACCAAGTGCTCGCATATTTAAAAGGGCAGGCTAAGTTATCAGAATTACCAAAAATATTGCAAGGATCTGCACAAAACCTACAAAAAGAAATAACAAAAACAAAAGATGTATTTGGTAATTTATTACCAGAGGGCGATCTTAAAAAATTTATACTTAATAATTTAAAAACATATATGAGAAAATCTTTTTCTGTGTTTACAAATCCAGAATACATGCCAGATGAAAAAATTAAACAAGGTGCAACTAAATGGATATTAGAAAATGTAGTAAAGAAAAACAAAGATTTACGTGAGTCTGCACTAACTTTAAAAACAGGCAAGATGACTAAGGCACAAGCAGAGTCTGCTTTTGCTGAGTCGTTAGTGCACAAGATATTGACAAACACAAAACAAGACGGTGTAGATCCACTTAAATTATTACAAAATGTATCTAAAAATCAACTAAGGTCTGATAAGTTAATTAAAACAGGAGAAGAATTACCTGATGCAATTAAAAAATTATTAGGTGAAGAAAACAATCTAAAATCTGCAGTGCTACAAACAACATCACATGCAATAACACAGGCAACTAATAAATTAACTTTAGACAAACTAGCTAAAACTGGTTTGGATGAGGGTTGGTTATTTAAATCAGAAGCAGACGCAATAGCTGCAAATTCTATGGATGCCGTTAAAATAGGAGAAATAAAAAATCTTGGCATATTAAAAAGTAATATATCAAAATTATTTGCAACTAAAGATATGGCAGCTGCATTAAAAGGTGCTCCAGGTAAATTTGATGGTTTGTTACAAAGTAGTGCTTATAGAAATATATTACAATTTAAAGTAGCCACACAGTTTGGTAAAACTGTTCTTTCACCTGCAACACAGGTTAGAAACGTCACATCAGCAAGCATGTTTCCACTAGTTAACGGACACATAGGCGGTAGAGCATCTGTTACAGAATCAATTAAAATGGTAATGGATGATATATTTGGTGCTGGTAAAGTAATAGATGAAAAAAAATTTATCGATAATTTAGAAAACAAAATACGTCTTGGTGTGATTGATGAAAATATTGTAGCATCAGAATTACAAGCGGTGTTAAAAGATATACGTGCAGGAGCCAAAGTAAAAAATCTAGATAGTTTATTAGCACGATTAGCAGAATCACGAATGATTAAAACAGCAACAAGAATATATGCTGGAGGTGATAAC